CTACCGCCGTAACCGCTCCGGCTTCTTCCACTGGTAAGTATTTTTCGCGCTCTCCCTCCGTTGCTGAGAACGGCGACGACATGCCAGCAACTCGAGAACTCTGGTTCGTATATCGCGCATATCCACGCCGTTAAGCTCGATACCGTCACGGCGCATCACATCAGCCACCACACGCGCGTAATTTTCGGCTATCACGCTGTCCGGTTGCGTGGCCTCCTGTTTGCCTGCTGCCTGGCTGATTCCGGCAGCACGGCGAATCATTTTGAGCATTTCGGCTTCGGTCATGGTCATGGCCTCCGTGGTGATGGAAAGCAATGCCGTAATTGTGGCGACTGATGCCGGGAAGGTGAAGCGCGTTTAAGCTGGTGGATGTGGTGCCATGTTTCCCACCAATGGTGGAATAACCCACCAGCGCAACGCAGAACACATAAAACCATTGCGATGATTCATGACAGGGGGATAACCACAAAACAACGTCAGCGGCGCTGATTCTGGCTGCTCCTGTCCGGGATGTGCACGTATTACGTACGCAGTTAATCCGGCATAACACACGACGTTGATAAAACTCCCTGATCGTCGTGGGTCCTCCCGGTGGGGTGCCCCTTACCGCGGGGCGACGGATGCGCAGAAAACGGCTAGTTTTTGCATTTTCATGGCGGCGGCAGCATGTGTGATAATTCATTGATAATTAAGAATTATTTCTGTTTTCACCTGTACAGTCTTTTTTCTCCCCTGTCATTAGACCAGTTTACAATCAATTGAAATATATAAATAAATTTGATTTTCACCTGCCAGATGGAGTTGCCTGTGTCAAATGTGAGCGGGAGCGGTGATGCTTATCACTGAAGTGTTTTTAAAATTTAAGAATTGTTAAGGTGTTTTGCGCAAAATTCGCGGTAAACATGCTCAGAAACGCCAGGGGGCAGGAATTATTGTAATTATCAGCCACCAGCAGATGTTGTTCAGAGGCTAAAAGCAACTATCTGAAAATCCAGGGATGCTGGTGGGGTAGATATCCTGTTTTACCGGGATGATTTTATTTTTCATTTTGATATCCATCAATTTTTTTGCATTCCCTTTCATTATGATTCTGGTCGATTGTTAACCACAGGAAAAACAGAAACATGATGAAGCAATATACCAACGAACTGACCGCCGATGTACTGGCAGAACTGGATAAATCCCCTTTCACAGAGGAAGCGCTTGCTGATATGTCCGATGATGCGCTGGCGATAATCAGGGAGCAGGAGGAATTTTGCCGTCAACATCCGATTGTGGCTATCTGGCGACATGCCACTACCGGTAGCCTTACCCGTAATGGCGGGGTGGTGTCTTCCGCCAGTTCCGGCTGCGAAGTCGCTGACAGCACCGGAGAGATGGCAGAAATGGCGATGGTCGGGGATGAGGTGACGTATCAGGACGGCACTACGGCCCGTATTATCAGCGGTTCCGGCAGTGCGTTCAGTTGTCACGGAAAAGGGTATGCTCTGGTTGGCAGCCAACTGGATAACGGGGATGAGATTATCAGTACGCCGCAGCGAATAACGTTACTTTGTTGTCGTGAAGGCGAAAGTATGCCAGCGGATTTTCTGGTGCCGGAGTGTAAGCCATGACATACAGACCGGATATACACGGCAGGGGAATGGCGCTTTCCTGTGACAAAACCACCACCGGCGCATGGCTGATTACTTCCCTTCCTGTCCCTAACTACAACGTCTGTGGTAACGGTCTTATTCGTAAGGGAGACAAAACCACTCCCTGCCCGGCGTGCGGAAAGCCCGGCATGGTGGCAGAAGGAGAAGCCCGTTTTAAGGTGATAGATATTCCCATTGCCGTTGATGGCTGTGTTGTTCACTGTGGCTGCCCTGAAGGTTCAAACCGGATTATTGCCCCGCTCGGTCAGTGGATGGGGGCGGGGCCGTCGCCGGCAGAAATTGCACAGAAAAAACAGGCGGAACTGATAGCACAACGCAGGGCAGAACGGGAAGCTGAAGAAAAACGCCGGGAGGAAGAACGGGAACGTAACCGGGTGTTTGCAAAATCCTGTCTGCGCGGTGCGGGATGCAACGACGCGGGCGACCAGCGGGAGCCGCATACCAACTTTGCACCGATGGGGATTTATCAGGCCGTTCCGCAGACTGACCCGGTGACAGACACGGAAGCCCCGCAGCGTGCACAGGCGGTCAAAAAGAAAAAACTGATTGCGCCGGAGGATATTCCGAAGCCGAAGAAACGCAGTGCACTGTGGAAATGGTGGAACGGCCATCACGAGGAAATGGATTATCAGCGTGCGGTTGAGGAAGCGGAGCGCGCACAACGGGCCAGAGCGGCAATTGCCGGGGCGAGCGTTCTGCGTCCGGTGGCGGGAAATTTTGCCATCCGGGGAACGTGGGCCGTCGTGGGCGAAACCGCGACCGGGGTTGCGGGGCTGCCACTGGCGGCGTTTCTGATAGGGATGATGCCCGGCCGGCTGAATGACGGGGAGCAGGATTTTATCGACCGTATGAGGGCCGAACAGGTCAGGGAAGTGCCTACCCGTGTTCGCTTTACTTGGGAGACGAACAGCCGGGGGAACCCCGTGCCGCATGGCTGGCACACGCCACCGGGACAGGACAGGGTGCGCGTGCGCCGGATGGAGTGGGACGACAGACGAAAGGCGTACACGTTCACCACGGAGGAAGACCCGCGTATCACACTCATCTGGACGCCGGATAATCCGGGGATTGATGTACCGTACCACACGGGAAATCAGTACCCGCCAGTGCTGCCGAATCCGGTGATGGTGGACCCGTTACCGGATGACACGGGATTACACGCCACAACCAGCCCGGCCCCGGAAGAAAAGGATTTTGCGGATTACATTCTGATCCTGCCATTCCCGGATATACCGCCGATTTATATTTACATCAGGAATAACGCCGGGCAGGTAACAGGGAAAGGACAAAAAATTAGCGGGGCGTGGCTGGTGGATGCCGATAAGGGAAATGGTGCACCAGTACCCAGCCAGATTGCGGAGCGGATGCGTGGGCGAACATTTGCGAATTTTGATCGATTCAGGGAGGCATTTTGGGCAGAAGTGGCAAACGATGCTGATTTGTCAAGACAGTTCAGAGCACACAACCTCACGAACATTCGCAAAGGACGTTCACCATTCACAAGGGAAGTGGATCGAGTTGGTGGGAGGGAACGTTACGAGATACACCATATTAAACCTATAAGTGAGGGGGGCGAAGTTTATAACGTTGATAATATGGGTATCACAACACCAAAGCGGCATATAGAAATTCACAGGGGAAAATAACGTGAAAACAATAAACGACTATACTGAAAATGAATTCTTAGATCTTGTTCGAAAAATATGTAATGCAGAAGGAACAGAAAAAGAAAGCGAGCAGTTAGTCAGAGAATTCAGGCGCCTCTCTGAACATCCATCAGGCTCTGATCTAATTTTTTATCCAGAGAACGGAAAAGACGATAGCCCGGAAGCCATCGTACAAGAAGTTAAAACCTGGCGTTTAGCTAATGGCAAACCCAGTTTTAAAGATGCGTAATTTAGCCCCCTTCGGGGGCTTTTTTGTTGGTCAGGTGTCACGGGTCCTTTCCAGAATCTTGAGCGCCGGGGGTACGGATACGCGCAATTCTTAACTGTTTATGAAAATTTTTCGGGAAAAGTCAGATCCGTTCTTCTTCTCTGTAACTCATTGTTTAATCGTAAAATCATCAGAAAAAGAAAGGATCTGACAGTGGTCATTTTGGGCCAAAAATAACGTTATCAGATCCTTTCTTAGTTTTGTTCAATAATTGCGCGGTTGTCACTCACCTTTCTGTTGCCGTAACTTCTCCGGCACGTTTCCGGTTGTTTCCATCAGATAGTCTTCCAGAATGCGGGGTAGGTTATCGGCAGTTTTAGCGCACGCATTACAGGCTCGTGCTGTTTCCTTCCTCAGGCCATCGAGCATTGCCGGAGTCATCCCGGGGAACTGCCTTTGCATTGTGAGCGGCAAACTATCCATGATCGAAGAAATCTGACTCGCCAGTCCACGAAGCGCACAGAGTACGAACTCAGTATCTATAACTTCCCCTGTCTCTCTGGCGTTCTTCAGTTCCTGCCCGTCCGCCTGTGCTTTGGTGAGACGGTAGCGTTCGTACTCTGTTGTGCCTGGCTGTAAATCTGATTCACCAGCAGCACGTAAATCATCAAGCTCCCTGCGGAGTTTTTCGTTTTCGATCTCCTTCTCCCTCTGTACATACCATTCGATCACCTGTGTAGAGTCGAAAGTCACCTCCACACCTTTTCCGCCACCAGATACATGGGGAAGCCCTTGCATCTGCCAGCGCTCAATTGTGCGCGGATCAACACCGAAAATCTCCGCCAGTCTCTTTTTGTTAACATTCATTTATCAAATCCTCATCAAAAACCACCTCCGACATGAAACGCCTGAAAAACGGGATTTTCCGGCGTTATGGTGTCGTATGTTTATGATAGTTAGTTGCAATAAAAACATAATGTTACATGCAAGAAGTACCGACATGCTTTTTCCCTGAAAAATTTTCATAAATAGTGAAAATCTGCGCGTCTGCCGCCCCGTGGTGTTTCAGATCCCCGGAAAGGACCCGTGAAAAGCCACCGCTCCTGTCCGGCAGTGTAAGAGGTGTTTTTTAGGGAGCCCCTTTTCAGCCCATAAAACCGGAAAAATCACGGTTTTTTAGCCTGCTGGTGGAGTGAGTTTTTTTAACGATGCCAGCAATGGCGCGGGGTTGGCGTGGTTTTGTCTGATAGGTTTTATCTATCAAGTCTGTGCGCACCTTCCCAAAAAAAAGTTTTCGAACCTGCGGCGATGTGAAGAAGGGTTGGGCGGCGGTCCCTGACAGCCAGGACTACAGGGATTTGATCCACCCCTCCCGTTGATGATAACCGTTATCAATTACTCCACCAGCCAGCAGAACGGTAACAGTACATCGGGCTACCCGTTCCGGTACTGGTTAACCCTGACTTTCGCCATCAGCGTGACGTGATGGTGACATGTCGTGACGTTACCACCAGCGCAACGGAGAACGGCAAATCGCAGACAAAAAAAACCCCGTGATTACGGGGTGGAAGGATAATAACCATCAGGAAATGTAAGCTACCACAAAGCAAATAACCATGAACAACGATTAAGAGTACGGAGAATAACCGCTCGTTCACGCCGGATAATGCCATGAGGTCAGGAGGATGGCAACGTAGGGAGCATAACGCATCACCACCAGCCTTGTGGGTTATCGTGATGCGGCATGATTCAGTGGTGAACAAAAAACAGGCGTTTTCGACACCAGGAATTTTTTTAACCTTCATTATCAATAAATTGCGCTGGTGGTGATGACCGATAAAAATTCAAAAATTAGCCGTTTTCCGCGCGTCCGTCGCCCCGCGGTAAGGGTACCCCATCAGGAGGACCCGTAAAAAAAGCCGGAGTGTTCCGGCTTCGTCTGTGTATGTGCGCATATGCGGGATTTTATGTTATCCGCCCACGGGAGTGATGGCCATTTTTCAGGATAATATCCGGCATCACTGGTTACTGTCAGGGCTGCTTCGGGTAGTTCCGCCAGACGGATTTACCCGCGTCTTCCATCCCCATCACCGCATGAGTGCGGTTTACAGCCTCTTTCAGCGCCCCGAAGTTATCCGCCATAACGGGTGAGCGTGCTGCCTTACGGATACATTCCGCGCGACGCTTTGCCGCCTGTTCGCGCTCCTTATCGGTGTTCACCAGTTGCATAACCTCAGCCCACCGCGCCGCCGCTCTTCGGTACAGCCCTTTAGCCTCCAGTTCTTCCGCTTTGCTGTCGTGAATCACGTGCCCGTCTTCTCCTTTGCTGCCCGGCGTTTGCGCTTCTCATTCAGTGCCATCAGCCGCGTTTCTGCCTCCTGCTGTTCCTGTGGTGTAACCTCCCCATATGGCTGGCCTTTCAGGTCGTAGCGTACCCCACCAGCCATTAAGGCGCGGTAATAGCGCGGAGACTGCGTATAAGATGCCAGCGTCGCACGTAATGCCCCCGGCCCGAATGCCAGCCCCCTGACGGCGATATCCTGCATAAGGTCGTCGAATATCCCCACCTTCAGCGGTTTTGGCGCTTCCCGGCTGAATAAGTCAGGCCACATCTCAGTGAGGCGATTAACGCGTCTGCGGTTTTTGCGCTGGCGTTTGGTCATATGCCGCCACGGTGTCGCCCCTGTGGGCTTCTGCTGTGCGTTCTGATTGCCGGGTATCACTTTATGCGCCGATGTGGTTTTATCCTGCTGCTGTATCGCCTGCGTCGTTTTCTGCAGCGTGCCGTAAATGCCTTTCGGTTTTCGGTTAATGGTCAGCTTTGTCATGCTTTCCCCTGTAATAACTCTGTTCGCTGTTGTGAATTAAAACGGTATGTTGTCCCCGTACGGATCATCATTACCCGCCTGTTGTTTTGCCCTGTTCAGCGCGTCAGTAGCCTGGCCCTGTTGACCTTTTTTGCCGCCCGGTCGCGCCGTTCGCGCACTGATTACGCTGTCTGCGATAACCTGCCAGCCCTGCCGCGTTTCGCCGTTCTGGCCTGTCCACTGGCTTACCTGCATGTTACCCGCCACGCTCACCAGTTCGCCTTTGTGGTGTCTGGCCAGTGCGTCGGCCTGTCTGCCAAACGCCAGGACGGATAACCACATCGTCGCCGTTCCGTCATCTGCCTGGCTGCACGGCAGGGGAACCGCCATACTCGCCATCGCCATTTGTGTCCCTTTGCTGGTGGTCTTTAACTGCGGGTCAGCCACCAGCCGCCCGTAAGCCGCTATCTGTGCTGTCATGCTGTCTGTTCTCCGGTTTTTACTGGTCCTGTCATCAGTGCGCGCTTAAGCTGTTTGTGTGAGATATTAAACAGGCAGTTCATTCTTCCCGTTCGCTTCACCCGATAACCCGATGCGACCATTGCGGCGATTAATGCGCCGTTTGTGATGTATGTCGGCTCTGTTGGTTGCCCGTCGCCCTTAGCTCTTCTCTGATTCACACGCTCAACACAATGTTTCAGGCCGTAGGATGTCGGATTTTTTCCAGGGAATGATGCAATCTTACAGTCGGTAAGGTTGTTCTCCCTTATCCAGCGTAAACAGCTCATCGCCTCCGCCATGAAGGGCGCATAATCAAGTGGGTGCACCCATGCCTTATCACGGCTGTACAGTTCAAGTCCATCGCGGTTAAAAAATGGGTAAGCGGCAAGAATTACCGTTACTGCGTGTTTAATTTCCACCTCATCATTCTGTCGCTCTTTTTCTGTTCCGCACGGGTAATAATCAGATCCGCCCGGATTGATGCACCGTTTACCACTGAAAGGCCATTGCTTCGCCATTTCGGGTGTTGAGTGATTGCCGTCGCTCCGTTCACGCTGTGCCTCTGTCCACTGGCTGGCGTATTCCGTAAAACTCACCGCCTTGCTCTGTCGCATCCAGTGCGCAATCATGACCAGCGTTCTGGTTAGGCTCTGTATATCTCCGTGCTTCTCACACTGCCCCGCAAAGGCCTTGAGTGCTTCGCGTTCTTTGTAGCTCATCCCCTGACAGGTCATATTTTCTTTATTCATTCCCCACTACCCCCACTTTTGTTCCCCACTTTTAAAATTTCCCACTTGCTTCCCACCTCGTTTTTTGGGTAAGTCTAATTCTTTGTTTTTCATTGTATTTTTTACTCCCCACTTTTTTGGATGTATACAGGCCAGAAAGTGGGGAATAGCGTTTCAATTTTGTTAAATTCCCCGCTATCCCCACTTTTATCCCCCACTTTTACAGTGGATGCACGTCATTGCCGTCGATAGTGATCACGCCGTCTTTTTCCAGCTTGTACAGCCAGCGCCGGAAGTGCTTCATCTCATACCCCAGCTTTTTCATATCGTCGCGCAGCAGGGCAATAGTGCATGATTCCCCGTGTGCCGTCCGCGTTCTGATGCACTGCCATAATGCGGCGTGATTCTCCGTCTTGTTCCCGGCCTCCTCGATGCGTTCCAGTTCAGCAGGGGCGCGGGGAACGTCAATCACCACCATAGACACAATCTCTTCGCCATCTGTATCGGTGAACACCTCCACGCTTTTAAGGTCGTATGCGCTTTCTTTTGGCTCCTCTGCGTCCTTCATCTTCGTACACGCCGCCACCAGTGCTGTAACGTCTGAATTTTCCCGGCTGATTCGGTACTCTGCATCAAGCGCGGCACGGAATGCGCTGGAACCACGCGCCCCCTTTGTTTCATCCTTGCCGGAATGGTGAACCACCAGCACCGTGGCCCCTGTGGCCTGCTTTATCGCGTCACACCCCTGGATAAATGCGCCCATATCACGGGAATCATTTTCATCATTCCCACCAAAGCAACGGGCCAGCGTGTCGATCACAATCAGCCGCACATTTTCGCCCGTTCTGCTCTTAACAAGTCCGGCAGTCCTGATAACCTGCTCCACATAGTCAGGCGATGCAGGGAATACCGGCGCGTTAATGATGCACAAATCTGTAACCACCTTGTCGTGGGTTATCTCCCACGCCTTTACGCGGCGTTTTACGCCCATGCTGCCTTCACCAGCGATATAGATAACCGCGCCCTTACTTACCCTGCGGCCTCCCCATGCCATACCTGTGGCAACATGGCACGACCAGGAAATGGCGAGGAACGATTTATAGGAACCACTCGCGCCGTAGGTGCTGCATAATGATTCAGCCGGAATAAGCCCCTTAATTACGTAGCTTTGCTGCGCGTCGAATCCCTCAGAACCCCATGAGATGGGAAGCGTGATTTTTCGCTTTCTGCCATTCATGACCAGGCTTTCCCCTCTCTCCCATGTTTCCCGTAGTCGTGGTAGTTGGTCGCTCCAGTTCTCCAGCAGTTCGAAATTTTCAGAAAGTAGCCGCGCCTCCTGGACTCCGGCGATCGCCAGTTTTGTGGCAATGGTCAGCATCTGCATATCGTCCAGGTTTCCGGCGCGTATGACCTTTGCTCTGTATCGTCCTTCATCAACAATCTGTAAGTTGTCCAGTTCGCTTAACTGATAACGGCCCAGGTAAACCGGAGGGATGGGATCGCCTGCTTTTTTGGCCTGTGCAATCATGTAATGTTCTGCAAAGGAGTGAGCATTATCACCCGCAAAAATAACCGCCTCAGTGTGTTTATCTTTCGGTAACAGTTTTACGTTCGGTGCCAGTTTCATTTTTTACCTCTGGATGCGCTGAGCATGCTTTTTATTTTCTTAATATTTTCCCGTGCTTTTTCCCTGCTGGTGGGCTTACTGCGTTGCGCTGCCTGTACCAGGGAAAAATCACGCCGGAACTGATAAGCAGGCATCACGCAGTCATAGCCGTACCCATCACGGCGGTAAGTAACGCACCGTCCCGCCACGTGTTTAATCGTTACCGTGCCGCCGTAGTTATCCCGGAAAATATCGCCGGGGCGGATTTCAGACCGAGGGAGGCCGCTGGCAGTAAAGTCAGAAATTTTCTGTTTCATGGTTTTTATTCTCCGGTGTGATGCGCTTTATTATTCTCGTGAATTGCCATCACCGTATTTAATTCGTTAATTACTGGCGTTAATAATGTGTGCACGGCAGAAAACATCATGGGATATGATTCATCGCCATTTTCCGGCACTTCCATTAACTTAAGTAATAATGCCTCCATTTCCTTTGCGCGGATTAATGCGTTTTCAGAATGAATAAGAACATCAAAAGGTATTTTATGCATCACACAGTTTCTCCCTGATTCTTTTAGTGTCCTCATTGAGGATGTCTGTAGCTTTTGTCAGTGAGTTTTTGGTAATTATTTTTATTGTTTTAAATTTTCTTTTGTCGTACTCCGACTGTGATTTCTTCTCCATGATCTCTACCATGCAATTTATATCCACAAGCGCATGTATCAGTACTTTCAATGCTTCGCCTGCTGCGTCCGGCGTGTTTTTATTGCACATGGTGCACCCCCTGACGAATACGGGCGGCGAATACCATCACGCAGCCAGCCGGGGATTGCTGGCGTGCTTCCTGTTCGCTGGTGGCCTCAATGGTAATCATGCGCGGTTGCGCCGTGCTCAGGGCGATAAAACGCCAGATAAAATTGTTTTCGCATTTCTGAATAAACAGCGTGTTTTCTTCGCGCCCTTTCCAGAACGCCGCAACGTAGCCCATCTCTTTAACCATCCTGCTGGCATCAACCAGCGTGTCAGCGGCTACATGTACCGTAGTTGCGCCGTCAGCCATGCGATCTCGGTGTAGCGCCGTAAAGGTGTATATAAATTCGGGTTTAGTTTGGTTATGATTTCTCATAGCTACCTCGATAATCTTGCTATCGTTGGTGGTTAGAAGCCCGGTTAGTGTTCGCGCACTGCCGGGTTTCGTCGTTTCTGCACCTTGCATTAATAAGGTGTTGAACACCAATTTAAATCTAGGTGTTAAACACGTCAAGTGTTGAACACTTATTTTTTTTCCTGCATACTGCATTTGTTTTTTGTGAGGGGTGCACAACATGGCGACAAAAGCAGTAAACGCAAAATCACAAACAGTTGCGGCAAGGGTTCCGCATGAAGTTATGAACAATGTTGAGGCGGTAAAAATGCCTGGTGAAAGTACAGGGCAGTTTGTAACAGCAGCATTAAAGCGAGAAGTTGAGTACCGCCAGCGGCGCAAGGCCAAAGAGCAGGAGTAACCATCACCAGCGCCGTGGTGCGGTGAACTGTGGCGCACAGGGTTACAGGTATCTACGATGACTGACAAATCATTAAAGAAATTATCTTCATCCAGGAAAAAACAACGCAAAAACGCGGTAAGCGAACATGAACAGGAAAGATTCGCGCCATGTGCGTTTGTCCTTGAGAAGTTCCTTAAAGAGTACAGGCGCACAAAAATGGGATCGCATACCTGGAAAACATCGCAGCATGGCGATGCTAAAGAGCAGGAATAGCCCACCAGCAAACCAGCACGCTGATCACATTGCTCACCAGCCGCAAATGTGGCATTGTTGGCGATGCGTTCAAGTTTGATTTGCCGTAATATCCACTGGCGACCCTTTGCGGTCGCCTTTGTTTTGCCCGTTATCCGGCAATTGTGGCGCTTCGCCACACGGTTGATATAATTCCCCTGCACATATTTATTTTTGGTGCGGCAGGCTAATTGTTCGCAAGGGCGCTCCGGCAATGGGGCGCTTTTTGTTATGTTCATTGTGTTACGCCTCACACCATTACGCAGCCGTTCCGCGCGCTTCTTCCTCGCGTTCTTTCAGCCAGGCCAGCACCTCATCTTCATACCAGCCAACACGACGCAGACCGATTTTGAAGCCTTTCGGGAATTTTCCGGCGTTGATCATGTCCTGTAGCGAACTGTCTGCCTTGATGCGCAGAATATTTTTTACTTCCTGACGGGTAAGAATTTTTCTGATTACTTCCATCGTGTTTTACCTCATTAATCCGGCGTATTCCGGTGATAAATACGGTAAAACAGGGCAGGGCGGGAAAAACAGTACCCACCGTTTTAAAACGGTACCCACTGTTTTTTATCTCATTGATTACGCTTTCTTTTTGCAAAAAAATAGCGACCGCAAGGGGCCGCTATTGTGATTACCGCTTCCACTTCTTAGGTCGCCCACCGCATTTAAGGCTGGTGGGTCTCAGCACCTTGTCGATGCTTTCAGCCAGATTTTTCGATGCGCCACGCGAGCGCAAAAAACTGACTACCTCGTGTTTTGTGGGGGCTGTTGATTTGTCTTCCGGATCGTACGTTGACCAGAATTCACGATTTGCCATTAAGGCCAACTGAAGGCCTTCACCATAGGCAGGGGATACCTTTTCATTGAAAAACACTCGGATAACTCCTTGAATTTCAAGAGTCGGGTCTCTCTGTATGTGGTGATTATACGATGGTTTAGCATGGTTTGCACTGGTTGTACTGGTTTTTTGTACAGTTACACTGCACGGATACCCCTTTTACCACTGGCTATGGTCACTCCGGTTGCTGCGGCTTCCACAAATTCACCCCACCAGCGCATAAGCACCACGCGCTTTTCCAGGTAGTTACTTCGGTTATATGCTCGCCTTACCTCGTTCGTGTCCACGTGTGCGAGTGCGGCCTCGATTACGTCCGGCTCGAATCCTTCCTCGTTCGCTGCTGTACTGAATATGGCGCGTAATCCGTGAGACACCAGCACACCAGCGTATCCCATCCGGCGTAATGCAGCGTTAGCGGTCTGGCTGCTCATTGGTAGCATCGGATTTTTAAGGCTGGGAAAAACGTGTTCCCTGTGTGCGCTGATTGGCTTCATGGTTTCCAGTACAGCCATAGCCTGACCGCAAAGGGGGATCACATGGTCACGGCGCATCTTCATGCGTCCGGCTGGAATCGTCCAGGTTTCGGCATCGAGGTTTATTTCTTCCCAGCGTGCGGCGGCTGCTTCGGCGGGGCGTGCAACGGTCAGCAGCTGCCACTCAATCAGCAATCTGGTTTGCCGTTCTATGCTGGCGACCGATAAATCGTGCATTAGCTGTGGTAGCTGTTCCGGTCGGATGGTTGGCATGTGCTTTTTGGTGGGTGAGGGGAATGCCTTGCGGACGTTCGCGGCGGTGTTGATGTCAATCAGACCACTGTTGGCAGCAAAATCCATCACCTCATTGATGCGCTGTAAAACGCGTTTCAGGGTTTCCAGGTTGCCACGCGCCTTAATGGGGGTGAGTATCTCAACAAAGCGGCGAGCGGTGAGGGTATCTATTGGCGTGTTTCCGATGTACGGGAATACGTATTTTTCCATGGATCGCCAGATATCCTTAATCGTGTTGTAAGCCAGATTCTGGCCTTTTTTCATCTCGTACCAGTCCGAGGCAACTTTTTCGAACGTGTTGCCCTTTTTCCGGCTCTCTGCTTCACGTTTCCGGCGTTCGTGGTCCTGTGGGTCAGTTCCCTTTGCTATGAGTGACCTGTATTCATTCCGTCGCTCTCTGGCATCAGACAGGGAAACATCATTCAGCGATCCAAGGCTGATAATAGTCCGTTTTTTATCTGCCGGACGGTAGTACGTAAAACGCCAGATTTTTGATCCGGAGGGCTTCACCAGAAGAAATAATCCTCCGCCATCCTGCAGGGTGTATTCCTTTTCCCCTGGCCGTGCGTTTTTGATCTCCGTAATGGTTAGTGGGGTGGTTTTTCGTGCCAT